ATTGGAACCCTCGTCGAGGTCCGAGAGTTCAACGAAGGTAATCACTGTCCCGGTGCTGCAATTACTCCGCTGATCCAAGCTCAGTGCAACAACTGTGGGTACACCGTGTTGTTCAACGCCATCGGTCTTGGCGTCGTTGACCCAGACACCGGCAAGGTAAAGGAGGCCAAGCCGTGAGCCATCTTGTTAACGCCAACAAAATGGTCGTCAGTAAAACCCCGCGCACAGACCGACAGCCGGTTGTCACCGTGGCGTTCCAGCACTTCGTGAAGGCTGGATTCGCCCGTCAGTTGGAGCGGCAACTGGCTGGAGCGAACAAGCGTATCAAAGAACTCGAAGCCAAAGTGAACGAGTTGGACGACCTCAAGAAATGGTTGGAGGGACGATGAAGCCATGAGCATCAAACACCTACACGAACTACCGCCAGACCACCGTTTGCGTAACATCGCCATTCAGGACATCGACATTCGCATTCGATGCCGACACACCGGCGCCACCCGTGACCCTAGGACTTGGAAGATCAAGGCCGATACATTCAACCGCCTCGGCGACACTTGGAAAACCAACTTCGACTTCATCATCCAATGAGAACCGCAAAAGAGATTCAGAGGGAAGGCAACGGCCACTATCGGTTCCGGAAAGGCGAGATCTCCGAGATCGTGGCAGCAACCAAGGCCAAAAAGGTGGAATACACGTCCTACTGGACACGCAAACGCGGAAAGGCAACCAAGTGACCGACAAGAAAACGATTGAGACAATGATGGAATACGGAGGCAGCTTTGTGCGGAAACTGGGCGCCGCTGCCTTGGTGGCCGACCAGCAGAACCTAAACCGAATCAAGGCCACCTGGCCCGAGTACTGGAGCCAATACACACGGATGGCAAAGCAACTTTCCGAGGTCGAAAAGCAGGCCTCGAAATAACACAACAACAACGACAACACAGCAACACATGGGAATCACAGTCACAAGCAACAAGGGCGGCGGCAACTTCGAGCCGTGCCCGGAATACACAGGCCGCGCGGTATGCGTCGACATCACGCCCCTCAAGGCCTACGAAACGCAGTATGGCACCAAGCAGAAGTTCAAGATCGCATTCGAGCTGGACCTGATCGACAAAACTCGCAACCCGGTGCAGCCCTGGGTGGTCATGACAGCCCCAATGACCGCCAGCCTGCACGAGAAGGCAGGCCTGACCCGGTTCCTTAAGGACTGGTATGGCCGAGCCCTTACCGCGGAGGACACCACCAGCCTGAACCTCGACAACCTCATCGGCCGACCGGCCACCGTGGTGATCGTCCATGAGAAGAGCCAAGACGGCACCAAGACATTCGCCAACATCAAACTCATCATGCCACACAAGGTCGGTGAGCCACTCAAGCCATCGGGCCTGTGGGTACGCTTGGAGGACAGGCCGCCCAAGGACGAGCAGGGGCAGCCACAGGCGCCCGCCAAGCTCGACCTGAGCAAGGTGCAGGTGCACGTCGGTAAGTTCAAAGGCACGGCCATCTCCGACCTCACCGAGTCGGCCGTCAACGGCTTGGCCGAGGTGTGGATTCCGAAAGCCATGGCCAACAAGGACATCACGGCCGAGGACAAGCGCCTTATTGCCGCGGTCAACGCACGCCTCGAAGAGATCAAGGCCAACAAGGAGATCCCTTTAGATGACATCCCTTTCTGAGGCCAAGCCCAAAAAGGTCTACATGAAGGTGGCACCGATGGTGCCCCAGGTAGTCCAAATGCGCTCCGAGGGCATGACCCTGCAGGAGATCGGCAACAAGCTGAACCTGTCGCGCCAACGGATCCACCAGGTCATTGCCTCCGCCAAGGAGATGGAAGAGATCACGGCCCTCTGGGGCTTCCCGTTCTCCAACCGCACCTTCCGCATCCTAGAGGATCTCTGCATCCACACCAAGGACGAGGCCATGGCCCTCTACAAGTCCGGCCATCTGTACCCGGGCGCTGTCTGGTCATTCGGCTGGAAGAGCTACCGTGAAATCTGCGAATGGCTGGAAGTCGAGCCATTGCCTAGGAAGCCGCGACACTACAAGACGTGCATTCATTGCGGTAAGCACACATAATACACTTTCCGGCAGCCTGTTGCTGCTGGGACTCGTGGGTAACCGGGGGCGCGCATCGGGACAAACGCGCATTAACTACTAACACAAAGCAATTTAGCAATATGCCAGCCAATCCAACAATCATCTTCGACATCGAGACCGGGCCGCTGCCGGTCGAACAGCTCAACATCCCGCCATTCAATCCGGCCGACGTGAAGCTGGGCAACATCAAGAACCCGGACCTGATCGCAGAGAAGATCCAGAAGGCCGAGGAGAATCACGCCGCGGACTACATCAAGAACGCAGCCCTAGATGCCATGTCCGGCCAGGTGCTGTGCATCGGATACCGCAAGGACTACCAGGAGACCGCGGTCCTGTCGGCAGAAGCCGATGGCGAGGCCGCCATGCTCCGGCAATGGTGGGCGCTGCTGAACTACTACGAAAGGACCCCAAGGTTGATCGGCTTTAACATCAAGGCCTTCGACCTTCCGTTCCTGATCAAACGCTCCTGGCGCCATCGTATCGCCCCGCCCTACTGGTTGCGCCAGGGACGCTACTGGAACGACCTGGTGGTCGACCTGCGCGAGGTGTGGCAGCTCGGAGACAACCGCGCCCACGGAAGCCTCGGAGCCATCAGCAGGCACCTAGGGCTTGGGGAGAAGACCGGCAACGGCGCAGACTTCGCCAACCTGTGGAAGACCAACCGCCAGGCAGCTATCGACTATTGCCTGCAGGACGTGAAGCTCACGCAGCAGGTGGCGGATGTTTTGATGCCTAGCTACTAGGAAGCACCATGACATGGATTCTACCTCGTCAGTTACACACATTGGCCTGTGCGCTGGATACGGAGGCATTGAGCTTGGACTCCAGCGAGCAATCCCAGATCTGCGCACAGTCGCTCTTTGTGAGATCGAAGCCTTCGCCATCAGCAATCTGGTTGCGAAAATGGAAGCGGGACTCATGGACCCAGCACCTATCTGGCCGAATCTTAAGACCTTCCCTTGGTCGGACTTTCGTGACCGCGTGGACATCCTCACTGGGGGATATCCCTGCCAGCCCTTCAGTGCAGCCGGTCAGCGCAAAGGAAAGCAAGACCCGCGGCATCTCTGGCCGTGGATTGCAGATGGTATTCGACTTCTCAGACCCCGGATCTGTTTCTTTGAGAACGTCGAAGGACATATCTCGCTGGGGCTGTCCGACGTCATCGAAGACTTGGCAGGAATGGGTTACAGAACGACGTGGGGCATATTCAGCGCGTCTGAAGTCGGTGCACCGCACCAGCGGAAGCGGGTGTTCATCCTGGCCTACAGTTCGACACGAGGAGAACTGGCAAGGTCATGGATCAACTCAGTCATATGCGGAAAACGGAGCAAACAAACAGGTCAACTACCGATACAACAAACAGGGGGAGAAAGTGTTCCTTCGGAAAGGCACATTCGACATAACTCTGACGACGGCGGTGATGGCTCAAAACTGGCCGTCTCCAGTAGCTTCGGAGGTGCGTCAGGGCTTTCAGGATCGCTCCAGAGGCATGAAGGGCAGTCAGGAGAGTCTGACGACGGCGGTGGTGAAGCAGCATGGCCCAGCCGTCCCGGCGAGCAGCAGTACGGATGGGAGCCGCCGAGGGTCGTATCGTCTGAATGCCAGGTGGTGCGAGACGCTGATGGGACTCCCAATAGGATGGACTATGCCCAGTTGTGCGTCTCCTGTGACAATCGAACAGACGAGCTGCGGCTACTCGGCAACGGTGTTGTCCCGGCAACAGCACACAGAGCGTTTTGCACACTCATCAAAGAGCTAGACGACGAGGAAGCAGGACGATAGGGAAAGCCACGTCGACGTGAGCTGTAGGAGGTGAGCGTCGATACCAAACGAAGGACATGACAACTTTTATCCCCACCACCACAGGCATTCGCAGTCCCTTCCTGCGATCTCCTACCCTGTGTCTGGTGGGGATTTCTGTTTGATACATGAAACTCGAAATCCAAAGTCAGGACCACACCGAAGTCTACGCATCAAGAGACGGTTACTGCTGCATCACCCAGTTTGTTGATGGCAAAGACCCAGTGACAATGAAGTTTGCGATAAACCAGATCAATGATCTGTGTAAGATGCTCTCTCTCGTAACCATAAAGGCTGTCGCCAACAAGAAGGGCATCATTGAATGGGAGGGCGAAAAGTGAGCGAAGAATCGAAACGTAGGGCTCCAGCCTTTCAGTTCTATGCCGACGACTTCTTGGCAGGAACCATGACCATGACCAACGAAGAACGTGGCGCCTACATCTCGCTTCTGTGCCTCCAGTGGTCGAAGGGATTCGTGACTGAACTCGACATCCAACGGATGTGCCTCGGTATGCCAACGCATTGCCAGAGCATATGCCAAAGCAAGTTCGAAGCTGGAGACGATGGCCATTACCGGAACAAGCGATTGGAGAAGGAACGGACCAAACAGAAGGAAAGAAGCGAAAAACAGCGGGATATTGCCAATCTGAGGTGGAAAAACCATGCCAACGCATTGCCAGAGGATATGCCAGACGATGCCAAGGCATATGCCGAATCGGTACCAGAAGCATGCTTTCCGTCTCCATCTCCTACTCCTATAATACATACACCGACACCGAAGTCTCCGTGGGAAGTCGCCCATGGCATCGAACTGCCGGAAAGCATCCGCACTCAGAACTGCCTCGATGCAGTCAAGCTGTGGCTGCAGTACAAGTCGGAGAAGCGTGAGTCCTACAAAAAGACCGGCCTGACCGCAGCACTGACCAAGTGGTCCCGTGAGTTCACGCCTGCTGAGTTCCCGTCTATCGTAGAGCATTCAATCGCATCAGGCTGGAAAGGCCTTTACCGACCTCAAAGCTCTTCTGGCGTCATGTCAAATCCGGTTGGTAAAAAGGAACTCAACTGGAAGGACAGCCTGTGACAAACGACCCCTTCCACGCCAGCGAGGACGAATACGGCATGATCGGAGCCTGCCTGAATGGAACCATTGACACATCATCGGATGCCGTATCGGAGATTCGGAGCGAATGGATTCAACGGGATGAACTCAGGCTGACCTTCGATGTCATCCGAGGTATGGTTCAGGAAGGCAAAAGCCCAACGCTCGCCGACCTGCACAAGGAATGGAAGAAAGCCTATGGCCAACTGCCTGCCCCATTCGATGCTTGGAATCAGGCCATGGAAGTCTGCCCCAGCCCGGCCAACCTGACCTACTACACCAAGGCAATCGTCGAGGCTGCCCACAGACGCCAGCTCAGAGACGCTGGAGACCGTCTGATACGCGAGTCCGCTATGTTGACACTCCAGCCCGATCAAATCGTCTCTAATGCCGAAGCAGGGCTCAGCATTGATGTCTCTAAAGAGACACTCACAACCAGCAAACAGGTGGCTGGGTCATTCATCGACCAGATGCAGGAACGGTTCAACCGTAAGGGACAGCTCTCCGGCATCCCGACAGGCTTCTTTCATCTGGATGAAAAGACCGACGGTTTGCAGCCCCGTGAGATGGCCATCATCGCAGCCCGTCCCAGCATCGGGAAAACAGCTATCGCCATCGCCATTGCAGAACACGCTGCGATCAAGTCCAAGGTGCCGACTCTTTTCATCAGCCTAGAGATGAGCAAAGAGGCAATCTTCAGACGCACCATATCGACAGTTGGAAGCATCCCGATGCAGAGCCTTAAGAGCGGCAACCTCAATGAGGGAGAAATGAAATCGATGATGCTGTCATCGGGCAAGGTGGCCAACAGCCCACTATGGTTCATTGATGGCTCCAGCATTCACAGCATCTCCAACATCATGGCCAATGTTCGACGAGCTGTGCGTAAACATGGTGTGCGTCTGGTTATTGTGGACTATCTGCAGAAGATCAAAGCAGCCGACCGTTCAGAGAAGCGCACATACGAGGTCGCAGAGGTGTCAGGCAAGCTGAAGGACATCGCAGTGCAAACAGGAGTCGCTATGCTATGCCTTGCCCAGCTCAACCGAGAGTCAGAGAAGGAAAAAGGCAGGCAGCCACGCCTCACCGACCTAGCAGACAGCGGACAGATCGAACGCGATGCAGACCTTGTGATGCTTTTGAATCGTGACAGATCGGAGGCTTCAGGCGAAGCTGCCATCATCATCGCCAAACAGAGAGACGGTGAATGCGGAATCGTGAACCTACACTACGAAGGCCAATTCTGCCGGTTCACCGACCCATCACCTACATTCTAAACAAACAATGAAAGCACCATACGACCTAGAACGAGTCAAGCTACTCAGTGAAGCGCCAAGCCTATTCAAGAAGGCAGTCAAAGCTGGCTGGATGTCCTACCCAATCG